CGTAGGAAATCGGTTCAAGGAAAAGGTTGTTGATGTAGCTCAACGTGAGGTATCCGGATACAACGACAAGGTTAGCCCAGTCCATGAACCTAGCCTGGAATCCCTTGAGCCGGCTGTTACCTACGTCTAGGGAACCACGGATAAGATCTGCGACTTCTTCCTGCGCATCCTCGTTCAATCCTTCCTTCATCAACGCGACCATCATGTCGCTGAACTTCTTGCCGTCCGCTCCGAAGGCGCGGGCGATTTCTGCCTTCTTGACTGAAGAGTAGACGTAACGAGTGACAGTCTTGTCGATGTCATCGTCCATGAATGCATCGGCGATGGCAGCTTCCTCGTCGGTAAAGGTGCGAGGGTCGGCATGATCTGGAAGGGTGGCTTGGCGGATTCCGGAGTCTCCGAGCTTGACTTCGTCGAGGCGTCCGTTCTGCGCGCGCCAAGCCCAGTCTTCGGCCATCTTCTGGTAGTGGGCATCGTCCTTGGCGTCATGCTCCGCCTGTAGGGCTGCAATCTGTTCATCGGCACGGTCGCGAGCGTCCTGCTGGTATTCAGCATCCGGCTTCACTCGGCGTCCTGCCTTCTGGTCTAGGTCTTTCTTGCGAGCAGCCTCGGCATCTACGCCGGCGTTGATTTCATCGATTGCCTTGTTGAGAAGTCGCAGGTCGCGCTTCTGGTACATCTCCTTGGCTGCGTCGTAGAAAGCCTGGAGATTCTCCTGGATCTTCTTGGAAGACCAGATGCGAGGGAAGTAGCCATCACCGGCGTCGCCGATATCCATGCCGGCTTTACGCTGGTAGTTCAGCAAGTCCCTCATCATGCTGCGGAAATCAAGGACAGCCTGTCCAAGTTCGCCGGAAGGAAGAGGGTCTAGGCCGATGACGTAGCGGCGGAACTGCTTGTCCCATTCCTTCCGCTGGTCGGCGTTCATCTTCGCGAATTCGTTGGCGAATCGGTTGATGATATTTGAATACTTGTTAGCGAACTGCGCGCGAATCTGCTTGATGCGCTGCGGAATCGAATTGCGGACAGCTTCCGTGACAGGCTTGCCGTCCGGACCGATGGTCGTGACTTCGGCGTCCGCGTCCGGTCCTGCCTTGGTGAATATAAGATTCGCCAATTTACGCATGGTAGGCGAATTGGGATTCTGGGAGACATGCTCCCACATCTTATCCGCTCGGCTGTCCAGGAACCGCATGGTGACGATGGACATCGGGAATCGAGCGAGAACCTTGGCGCGATTCCACACGTCCTTCATCTGCTGCTTGGTCATCTTGCCGGCCATGCTCTTCGCCCAGGCGCCGAACTTGATGCCGGTCTTGACGATCAGCTTGGAGATGCGGTATGCCCAGGCAGACAAAGCCTGTGGGTTGATGGACAAGGCGCGGTTGCTTGGCTTGTCGTCCGGACCGAGCGTGTCTAGTTCCCATGCATCGAGAATCTTGGTGATACGCTCCATCAAGGTAACAGGATCGCCGTTAGCAGCTTCCTTTAAGTCGGCTGCCAGTTTCTTCTGTTTCTCGGTTACTGCACTCTTCGCAAGTTGCTTGGCCTTGTCTCTAGCGTACTTGGCTTCCTCGCGGAATGCAGGACCGGTCTTGGCGGCTAGCTTGTTGCCCTCTTCGGCGTCGCCCATGCGGACGGCGTCGAGGCGTTCAGCCAAAGCATCCCTCTCTCTATTAAGCTTACGAACCAAGTATTCTTGAACATCGGGAGGAGGAAGATCTTCTTTAGCCAAAGGTTCTCCGGTGACACCATCTTTAATTGGTTCATTGCCTTTGAACTGGTTGATTTGGCGATCAAGTTCACGAATCTTATCTTCGTAGAACTGGGCTAGTTCGGAGTTTGGTTGCGGCTTGTCCGGGTCGAACAGTCCTCCGCGATTGCGGCGCACCGGCGTAGTGATGTCCTTGGCCTGGTCTTCGGCATCCTGGCGAATCATGTCCGCCGCGGCGTTGGAAAAGTCGTTAGTCTTATTACCGGAATATTCCTGCCCATTGATTACAAAGCGTTCATACTTACCATCGTGCCTCAAACGCAGAGTCTCGATAAATCCGCGCCAGCCATCTTTGGGCTTGTTCTCTATCGAGTAACTTTCGGTCATGTTGCCGAGTTTGACGGTGACTCCGGTAGGGGAGATTGTAACAACAAGAGGAGCATAATTACCCTTCTGCTTCTCTTCCGTGGTGAAGCCGGTGTTATAAGCGATATCTGGATTGATGTCGCTTTGTGGTATAAGACCCTGCGCAAACAACGGATCGACATCCTTGTTCTTGATGGAAGGTCCGGTGGCATTCATCCAGGCAGGCCGGTTTCCGTCCATGATGTCTTTCTCCATCAACTTCGACAAAGGAGTTTCACCCTTTGGTGCGTAGTCACCCCTGTTCATCTGTTCCGTCGTTTCGGCGTCCGGCTTACCATAGTATCCTTCACCCGGCTTTAGCGTACGTTCGCTTGCCGCAATTGACTCGATTGAAGCAATGGTAGTTCCAAGCATAGACTCCATCTGCTTCTGCGAGATATTGAACGCCTTCATTACGGCGTCAAAGAACGTGCGAAGAAGGGTATGCTTGTATTCCGGGTCAGGGATGCTTGAAAGGATTCTTTGGACTTCCGGTTCAATGAGTGCGCCTACCATGAATTCAGCAAGATTTGACGCACGATAATCGATTCCCTCGTGCATAAGATCACCAGGCTTGAATCCTTTATCAGACTGCATCTTATCCGTGAACGCTACAAATGCACGACATAGGTTTCTCCACTCTGGATTAGAACCGTTCTTTGCGTAATCCCTGGCAACTTGAATTTCTTTCTCTGTCCTGGATTTCCCAACAAGCTTCTTTTGTCCTTTTGCTTTCTGCTCGGCTGTCGGCTCCATAGCTCTAGCCAATGCCTCGCGAAGGTCAGCCGGATATTTTGATACCGTAGCAGCATGTAGAATTTCTTCTACAGTAACAGCCTCTACGCTAACCCCTTCGTTCTGAAGGGCGCCGACGTAGATAACCTCGTCGTATCTAAAAGGATGATCTCCATTTGGAAGATCGGTATTGTAATCAGTAACCTTATCAAGCGGCGCCCAATGTCCTCCATCGACATCTCCGCTAGTTACCTTTCGATCTAGCGACTTCTTATCTCCAACCTGTAGGATGATTTTAGCAATAGGAGCAAACACCCCATTCAAATCGATGATTTTCTGTAGAACCTGTCTTGCTGTTTTATTAGGTGCAAACCAGTCCTCACCTTCAAGCATGAAGTCGCCTAGCTTATCGTCGATATCTTCACGATTCTTGCCTTTTTCATCGTAGGAGAATGGCTTTCTTTCGTTACCAGTATCTGGCTGACTAGGTTTTCTTTGGTTTTTTGGTGCGTAATCTGCGCGGTTGTCGCTAGGCGTCTGCTCTTGGACTGGGGCGGCCGGCGTATCCTGGTAATCGTACTGCTCGTCTGGAGCGGTCGGGTCAATGGGGGCGACGCTCGGATCTACCGGAGCGTTTGGCTTGGCCGCCGGCTGACCGGACAGGATGCGTTCAATCTGCTCCTTGTTACTAGCGATACGGTCGTCCAGGTTCTTGGTCTTGCGACCTTCCTTGATGGCTTTCTCGCGCGCCTTCTGGTCGTTGATGACCTTGTTATGCAGTTGGCGGACGTCCTGCTTGAGGTTGCGGTTGAGGGCGTCAAAGCGGCGGTCGTTACGCGGATCGGCGGCAACAGGCGTACCAGACGGCTGGACTGGCGGGGTAGGCGCGCCGGACTTCTCCTTGCCCTTGAGGGCTTCCAGTCCCTGGCGTAGGCCAGAAACGAGCGACGGACGTGCGGGCTTTGCCCCGGGAGCGGGGGTTGCGGGGGCTGGGGTAGCAGGAGCAGGGGCAGGGGCTGGAGCGGGCGTAGCGGCTGCCGTAGGGGCAGGAGCAGGAGTCGGGGCAGGAGCAGGAGTCGCGTCAGCCTGCGGGGCAGGTGCGGCCTGTGGTGCAGGCGCAGGAGCAGGGGCAGGTGCGGCCGGTGCTGGTTGAGCGACTGGTGCAGGTGCTGCCTGGGCAACTGGAGCAGGGGCAGGGTCGCCAAGGAGCTGGGCGATGTTGGCTTTGATCTTCCTAATCTGCTCTTCTTTTTGGTCGGTCTTGTAATTCTTGGCCTTCATCTCCGCCAGCTTCTGCTGTTGCTCCAAGAGGAACTGGTAGGCGCGGCGTAGCTTGGACTTGGTGTCGCGATCCTGGTCATTGAACCGAGGGTCGTTGCGAGGATCGCTACCATCGTACGCGGGAGCGGGCGTAGGTGCGGGCGTGGCTGCCGTAGGCGTAGGCGTTGGTGCGGCTGCCGGAGCAGGCGCAGGTGCTGGGACGGCAGCCGCAGGTGCTGGCGTAGCGGCGGTAGGCGTGACTACAGGAGCAGGTGCGGCAGGTGCGGCTGCCGGTGCAGGGGTTGCAACAGGTGTAGCCGTAGGTGCAGGGGTTGCCTCAAGTTGAGCGGTGATGTCTCTGACTTGGTCGGTAGCAGCTTCAAATCCAGCGTTCTTACCATCAAGCGTAGCCTGCGCCAATCGGGCTGCTTCAAGCTTATCCGCGTTCTCTGGATCGTCTTTGAGGGCTGCATTGGCAGCCTCTACTTCAAACTCGGCCTTTGCTTTTTCTGCTTCATAAGCAGATAGTACTTCATTGGCCGCGTTGAGTTGCTCTTGGAGGGCGATGGTAGGATCGACGGCAGGGTCAACAGCGGGAGCGGCAGCCGGGGCTGCGGCGGCAGCTGCCGGCGCGGGAGGTACAACCTCGCCGGCGATAGGTGCAGTAGGGGCGACCGGCGTAGGTGCTACAGGTGCAACCGGAGCGGCAGCGGGGGGAGGTTGAGCGGCAGCGGGCGGAGGTTGAGCAGCGCCAGCAGTAGGTGCAATTGGAGTAGGTTCATTGACCATTCCAAGGCCGACCGTGTTGAGTCGAGCAGCGTCAGATGCGGCTGACCGACCATTCATACCTCCGGCTACAACATGACCGCCAACGTCTTCAGTACCACCCATCGCTCCGCCAAGTAGCGCAGATAATAGGTAGTCCTGCGATCGACCCATGTCTCCTTTGGCTAGGTTTGCAGCAAGGGTAGTACCAACTTCTTCAAATGCTTCCTTACCTCGTCCAATCAGCGCGCGTGAAAGCCACTTCTTTCCTCCAGGCAAAGCCTCCATTGCTCCGCCAAGACCAGTAACAGCAAGTCCTTCAACATTGGCTTCAAACCGAGCATCCTTCTTTCCTTGGACATATGCCTGGTCAAAGTTCTGCGGATCTTTCTGCGCTGCCTTAACCCATCCATCTACATCGGAAAGAACATCGACTCCGTTTTCTTCACCCCACTTTACGAGTTTCTCAAGGAGATTTGCGTCGTAAGAAGACCTAGCGGTATCAAGACCAGCTCCAGCAAGACCAGCCCACTTTGTAGCAGCCTGTCCGGCTCCGCCTCGTCGAGCTGCAGCAGCCATAACAGCGGCAGCTACAGCACCCCTTGCGGTTCCGGTTAGCGATCCAGCAAAACCTTCCATAAGAACATCAACCGGAGCAGAAAAGAAAGCTTTGGTGGCATTCCATGTACCCTTGGCTTTATCAAATTCAGCCATTCCCTTGGTGGTACCTTGCGTAGACTTTAGAACTTGATTGGTATCATGGATTAGAAACTTTAACTTTTGAATTTCCTCGTCCAACTTAACGCCAACAACGCCAGGCTTAACACGTTGACCAAGTTCAACAGTATCATTTGGAGTAAGAGCGCGAAGATGGGTTCCAAACAACTTATTGAGATCATCTAGTTCAGCGTATTCATCTTGCGTAAAGCTTCCATATCCCATGCCCCACTTTTTGTTAAGTTCCTTTCTCCGCTCTTCAAGTCCTGGTTCACCTTGACTTGAGTAAAGGTTCTTGATGTTAAGTCGTCGTGCCAGTCCCTTATAAAGATCAGACTGGGTAGAACCAAACCAAGAGCGGGCAAACGAATCACCAATTGCATCAAAGAAAGGTTTGATAACAGGATCCTTTGGGCGGGTAGCACCAGTAGTGGTGTTGCCCATTCGGATACCAGGCTGCTGAAGGTTGGCATATCCTGGTGATTCAATGCCTTGTCCAAGTTGACGTCCATCTCCTACCAATTCTTTAATTAACGAAACTCTATTCGGGTCAGTTACAGGGGTAACTGCTTGCGCGTTTGGCTGCTCGCCGGCAAAGGCTGCCGCTACGGTAGGCGCGCCGGTGACAGGCGTCGGCTTCTCGACCTGGACGACAGGCTGGTTGACGACAGGTTGCTCTGCCGGCGCGTCGAAGGCGTCGAAAGGATTTTCCTGCTTCTTGGGTGCAGGCGGGTCGAAAGCGTCGAAGGGGTTGGTTGCCATTTAATGCTACTTCAGCACAGCTGCGGCAGCACCAACACCATACTTCTCATCGAACTTCGTGGCAAGAGAAGGATTCTTCTTCAAGGCATCAATCGCACCTGCCGGAATGGCCGAGATATCAACCGTAGCCGGGGTGATGACAGGGGCCGGCGTAGAGCCAGCAGGTCCAGACCCGGCAGCGACGATGGCCGCCAGGGCTTCCGGAGCCTTAAAGCCTTCAAAGGTAATGGTTCCGTCTTCCTTCTTCTTCAAACCCCAGAATTGGTCCTTCGTGCCTTTGACCATGCTTCCAGTAATATTATGGTCGCTCTCGGACTTCTTCATAGCCGACATAACGTCCAGCTTGTCGCGGAGGATATACTCCATAGCGCGGTCCGTAAGGGACTTCTTCTGGGCAGGGTCTACCTGCTCCCAGGCGTTGGCTGAACCTAGGTTCTCGGCAAAGTCCTTGGCGTAGATTTCCTCGATTCCCTTGCGGACTACCAATTGCTTGGCCTGGTCGTTTAGACTTGTCCGGGCGGCGGTTGCGTCACCGTTAAGTTTATCAATATTGATAAGACCCTTAATGCGAAGGATGTTAGCATTGTTGAGCTTTGTCCGCTCTTCTCCGGTAAGGTTAGTAAGCTTGATCCTGGCCTGGCTTTCAGCGGTAGCGTTATTGGCAGCATTCTCAATCTTCCCGACGTTTGCTTCGGCAAGGTATTCAACGGCAACACCCTTCTGGCGAAGCAGGGCAATCTGGGCGTCGGTAAGGCGTCCCATGTTTGTTTCCCTGGTGCCGAGTAACTTAATCTTGGCTTGAGACTCTGCCGTATCCGTTGTGATTCGGTTCAAATCAACCTTGCCGGCTGGAGTCGTATCGACGATCTTGTAGTTACCATCAGCACCAAGCTGCGTAAGTACGCCTCCAGTAGAAGACGAACCGCCTGCAAGGGCTGCTGCGATAGACGTATTAAGCGATCCATCGGGATTAGTCGTCAATCGACGCATCATGTCACCCTTGTTGTAATCATCCAAGGCATTAGCCTGGCCTAGCAATGGGAGGGCGACATTGGGGTTGCCTGCGACAATGGCTTCGCGACCGCGATTCTCGTTAATGCCCTTGAAGATAGAAGCGACGGAGTTATCACGCGCAGCCCGCATGGCTGCGATTTCTAGTTCGGAATACCCGGCAGCGCGAAGAGCAGATTCTCCAAGTGCCGTATTCTGATCTTCCTGTCCAGCCGCTCGCGCGTTGTTATAACGAGCGGTTGATAGCATAGTAGCACCCTTGGCTTCAGCCTCTGGGTTGAACATCCCAGCCACGTTTTCGGCAGCCTTCGCCCAGTATGGGTCGCCCTGGACAGATACTTTGTTAGACATTAGATTTTAAAGGGTTTGGGAAGACGGAAATTTAATCCGTTGTATCCTTGTGGTAGATTAAATCCAGAAAGGTCGATCATCTGACCAGGGGCTTGTACTGGAGCAGCCGTGATTAGGCTAGGGGTTGCGGCAACCTCCGGCGCGGCATTCCACCATCCAGCACCAGCACCCATACCGACTACGGATCCTGCCGTAGATAGTGCAGTACCTAGGGTCTTCAGACCTTCACCCTGGCGTGAAGCGGCTTCCAGTTCAATAGGAAGTACGTTAGACGAACCGCGCATAAAGTTTCCTACGGTGTTGAGTTGCTGTCCGGCCTTAATGTTGTTGATGGCGTTCTGGAACGTGACGTCATTGAACGACAAAAGGTTAGCCTTTGCTCGACCCTGCTGGGTTGCGTAGCCTAGGTTCTTATTGGCTGCCACGTCGCCCTCGGAAGCCATAACCGCGTTGACAGTCTGGTCGCCGGCTAGGTTTGCACCAGTAGCCTCGATAGGCGCACGAACATCAGCCACGGCAGCATCAGAGGCAGCAGCACGTTGAGCAGCCGCGTCCGCCATGCCTTTGTCTGTGGCGTCCTTGCCGGACTTGTTAAGTGAGTCATCGACAACAGCATTAGCCTGGTCCTGGAATCCCTTCTGTCGGATACTTTCAGCGGTACGCGCACCAGCCATAGCCTTGGCTGCTCGACGAGCGCCTGCGGCTTGAGCGGCAGATCCTGCCGCCGTTAAGGCAAGGGCGAAGATTACTGGGTTGCACATAGATTAGAAACGGCCAGGGCCGCCGACTTCTTCGTATTGACCAGGTTTAATACCAAGTAGTTCGCCGACGGTAGGCTGGCGCTGGATGCGTTCCATTGGAGCATACTCATGGCGCATCATATGCTGCGGAGCAATGCTCTGGATGCTGTCGCTAACAATAGGACCATCAAACTCTTCCTTGGAAATAGGAACCATTGGCATCTCCCTGGCAGGACCAACCTGGCGGATACGCTGTCCAGTACGAGGGTCAAAAAGTTCAGAAATCTGACGAGCGGTCGCTTCAAATTGATTAGCGTATCGAGGATCGTTCTGACGAGGGTCGAACTGCGGTTGGGCTTGCCCCATTTGCGCGCCCAGTTGGCCGGCAGCGACAGCCTGCTGACCTGGAATGATGCCTGCGGCTTGTGCGCCGGCAATGGCCTGTTGAAATTGGGGAGTACACATAAAGTTAGTTTCCGACGACGCGGTTCTTGGTAGACGATCCAAGGCCAATGAATTCCTTGAACGGCTTTAGACCAGGACCGCCGGAGTAGTAACCAGCGTTCTGGGCAGCACCGAGCATTCCAGTAGTGTTGGCAAAGAGGTTAGCCACAGGGTTGAAAGCCTGCTGCTGTTCCATGATACCGGCGGACCGGAGTGCGTTCTGGGCAGCCATCTCTGGGTCGGCAGTCATATTGACCTGCGAGATGAGGGCGTTACGTTGGTCTTCGACTGCCTGGCGAGCCTTGGTGGCTTCCGTGGTAGCACCTTCAGCTAGGGTCTGTCGGGCAAGGGCGTTGTCGCGCATCAGTACACCGCCCTGGCGAGCCTTCTCGCTGGACTGGTCAAGGCCGGTGCGGGCAAGGCTGAATGCCAACTGGTCGCTGACCTGCTTGTACTGGTCATTAACCTGGGGGGTAGCAAAGTTCGTGTAAGCCTGTCCGCGACCCTTGAAGAATCCGTCATCAAACTTATCGAACTTTTGGTTGATGTTTCCAACACCCTGCTTGATGCGGTCCTGGCGCGCCTGCTCGTCCGCTCGCGCTTGAGCAGCTCCGCCGTCGCCGCCTCCTCCTCCGAAACACATGTTATCGGACAGATCCTCCCATGTTCAGCTCTTGCTTCATACTTGAGTAGATTGTGTACTGGGCGGCGGCTTTGTCCAGCAATACAGATAGAACGCCTCTCCGGCCTTGCCGTAGTTGGATACTTCGCACTCCCTGGTCGCTCCGAGCAACTCAAGCCACCTGTGGGCGACGTCATGGGTAGCAAGGCTTCGACACTCAAGGCGATGCCACCCAGATGCGTCCAGAGATGGGAAGAATACCTTCTTGGCGAACCGATGGGTAGATAGAGATATCTCGTCAAACCTGTCGGTTGCAAACATCCAAATCGACCAAACGCCGTTCCATAGAGGTACACCGCCGCATGCCACAACAGGTTCACCGTCGTTGGCATGTAGGATATAGCCAAAGTCCCCAAGGCGCAGGATATTGTTACCAAACGCCCAGGGATCGTCGGTCCATTGGGTGGCGTAAATCTCCGCCTTGTCCTTCGCCCTCATGTTATGGACGACGTGCTGCACCCCCTCCGGATACAGTTCAGTCACTTTCATTGAAGTCGATATGTGCGATTAGGTTAGCCAACCGGGCGTAGCCGGCGGAATTACAGGTCAGACGTACTCCGACGTGCGTCCCCATCCCGGTAGCCTGGATGCGGCCAAGAGTAAAAGTAGGCTGGCTGACCGTGGCGATTAGGTCGCGGGCATTGGGAGACACAGGATCCATACCAATCTCGATAGCCCACTCGCCCTCACAGGTCATATCAATGCCGGACAGGGTCTTCATATGCGCCGGCTTGCCGCCGTCTAGGTAGGGTAGGATGACTTCCACAGGTGAGCTGTCATATAGGCTTCCGCTTACTCCTCCGTAGACGTAGACGTACTGGCCCTCCTTGGCATATACCTTGCCGTCCTTGGTCGTGAATTCCGTGAAGGAATGACCAGGGGAGTAGGTGGACCAGGCTGCGACCTGGCTGCTAGGGAAGTAGGAGTAGACGTAGATCTTGTTACCGATAGCCAGCCAATATCGGCCATCGTTAGGTTCGATGACCGCAGCACAGTTGACCTTCTGGGTTTCAGTCAATCCGGCTACGTCGGCCAGGACTAGGTTATCAATGGGCGTACCGACGTCATTGACGACGGCGGAGTTGGAGCTGTCGCGAGCGCGGATGGATCGTACGCCGGAGTCGGATAGGTAGAAGACGTCGATATCTCCAACGGAGATGACGCTCTTTTGGCCTAGCGCGCCGGTGTTAGAGAGAACCTGGCCTTGTCGGTTATTGGCAGGATCGGTGTCGATGCTCCAGATTTGAACCGTGCGTCGGGAGAACGAAGCCACGTTGCCCTGGTATAGAGCGACAGCAGTAAGCACCTCATTTCCTCCAGAGTTGTTAGACATGTTAATGAATCCAGCGCCTACGCCGGACTGTCCCCACTTGGTTGGCTGGTTCACACCGGAGAAAAACAAGCTAGACGATGCACCTACATGCGCCTTTGTCTTGTAGGTCAAGGCAGCGACAGGCTTTAGATTGGTTACGCGGGTCGCACCCCAATAAATCGGGTTGGCTGCGTCTAGGGTCTTGGTCGCAATGAGCGTTAGACTTTGATCTGCGTAGAACTGGCTAGTGACTGTGTAGCGAACAACCTTCTGCTTTCCGTCTTCAGCCGCAACACCACCACCAAGACCAATAACGCTCCCGATGATTACATTTCCGGAAGTCTGGACGCTAATCGGCCTTCCGTTAGGAGTTGTACCAGTACCGGCCAATGCCGTGATAATGACTCGTCCACCGGAAAGTGTAGCCGTGTATTCTGGCGTAGAAGAGTATGCGTTAATCTGGTCAACTACGGCCTGCATCAAGTTGCTGTGAGATACGCTCCAGTTCTTTTTGACGCCCATGATTTCAACCCCATCAACGGTAACAGACGTGATTCCGTTGGTAGTTCCGCCTGCAAGCGTACCCATCGTGGCGATGAACCTGGATGGGTTGTAAGGGCTTACCGCAATGGTAGCAGGATCAATAAGCTGATAAAGGTCATAAACTCCGGATGGATTAGCATCAAACTCGATTTGCACTAGCGTACCATTAGCCTCTGCACCCTTTTCAGCAGGAGCATAAAGGTACATGGAGTTAGTGTCATTCCCGCTGTTGTAGTCACGAAGATATGAATACGCAGAATACTTATGGTTTAGTCCAGCCGTGGTGTTCTCGTTGATTACCTTTGCGATATTGAACAGCAGACTGCCCCAGTTTGAACCAGTCGTGTATGTTGGAGTATAGGTATTATATTTAAGCCCAACAGTTCCCCCCCAACCTAGTAAGTCTAGGCCATCGGCAGCCGTTAGAGAAGACGCTCCGGCGCGGATGCTTCGGATTCCAGGGCATGATGCTGCGTCAAAATTGCGTCCATCCTTCCATAAGGAAGCCGGCTGGGCATAGCCTCCAGTAACAGCAAACGATCCTGCCGCCTTAACCTCAACCTTTGGTTCGACGTACTCTTGGAGGGTAGTCATAGCCACAACGATGCCACCTTCGGTAGCACTAGGGCTGGACGTGTAAGATGGCGTGAAATTTACGCCTACAGGCGCAGTAACATCAATCCAAGGATTGACAGAACTGATCGTGTTAGAGGTAGTTGCGACCCATCCGGTAGTATTAGGCCCAGACGTTTCTCCATTGATCTGCCAAGTAATGGTAGAAAGGAATCCCTGCATCGGGTGGCTGCTTGCTGGAATCATCCAACTCCTTGTGGTGCCAACATAGAAGTCTGGGATAAATACTCCGTCTAGATATGGGATAATATCTCCATTGTCCCACTTTGCTAATACGAAAGTCTTACCTCCGTACAGGGTGCTGTATACGATATCTACCAAAGAGATGTTATGACCGATTGCGACAAACTCTCCGGATGGATGCTTTAGGAACTTTGCCCATAAATCTCCAGCAACATATAATTCAGTATCAGATGTGTCTGAATTCCATCCATCCGTAAAAGTGTATACCCTATTAGCAGTAGCCTGTAGTCCGTGAAACGGACGATCAAAACGAGCAGAGTTAATAGCCTGGTTTGGGTTTACAGCCTCAAAAGCTTTACGCTTCTCAATCTCACCACCGCGAGAGATATGAGCATTGTTTAACACCTGGAGCGTACCAGGCTTGGCCGTAAGCGGATGGCGCCGCGTGTCGAGGCCGGCTGAAAAGTTCTCGACGACGATATATGACATAAATTAAACCCTGGTGCTAGGGGTGATTCGCGCGCCGTTTAGGAAACTTCCACCTTCATTGGGCATTCCTCCACCGAGAGTGAAGACGTCATTCTTGATGCCGCTTCCCTTTAGCTTGGTGAACAGTTCGTTGGCCGCACTCATCTTTCCTTGAGCGTCTTGGGACTTTGCGCGAGCAAGCAGTTCGGCAGCAGCAAACAGCACGATGAGGTTATCATCAAGCAATGCTACGTCCGAATCATTGACCATCTTCGGAAGCTTCTTGATCGCCTTGAACCGGACAACGCACTCGTTGCTAGAGGGCGTCGGCCAGACTTCAAACTGGTTACCCTCATAGTGGCGCCAATGAGTTGCTGGATCTTGCTTATCTCCATCCTGGTGATCGCTGGAGTTATACTGTTCGATGCCGATGCCGTACACCAGAGGACGCCAGGACGAGGAGTACTTGATACTAGCCTCGTTGATTCGACCGAAGTCTATCTCTGGGTCGAATCCGTAGTAACGCGATCCGTTTACCATTTGCTCGTCCCGCTCGATAAATGCGAACGGCCAGTCGAACTTTTCCCACAGCCAGGATTGGGTGCGATTAAGGATGTGATGCAACGCCGGCAGGGAGTTAACCCCCATCGATACGTTGGTGGATGCACCGATCTCTGCCCGCAGGGCATCGACCAGCGCGGAGAGCTGGGTGCCGCGAGCCATCGGTTACTTCTTCTTGGAGGTTTCTTCCGGCACTTCGACACCAACCTCTGCGAGGGTGGTAGGAAGCTTGGAGGTGACACCGGGGAAGAACTTGGCAATCACGGCTTCCGTGTAACGCTTGTCCAGAGCGGCGCGTTCCGCAGCCTGGTCGGTAGACGAGACGCGGGACTTCTTGATGTTGACGACAGCATCGTGGCCGTGGATGGCTTTGAGGATGGCGATTTCGGGAGCCGAGACTTCCTTGCGAACTGTGTTCTCAAGGGAGCCGGCGAGTCGGATTTCTACGTTGGCGTGTTCCATCCATACATCGTGCCACGGCTTGCCATTGTTGCAAGCAAAAGGGGGTGGCTACTTGCGTAACCACCCCCTGGGGGAGTCTATCGACTACCGATTAGTCGGTGATTTCGTAGACGGCACAGCCGGTGAACTGCTTGCCGGTGAGGCCACCGGTCCAGGTCATGGCGCGGTACAGAACGTACTGGTCGTGCGGGCGGGCAGGATTGTGCTGCTTCTTGTCTTCGCCGTCCATCACCATGAGGTTGATGTTCGACTGGTCGATGAAGTAAGCACGATTCTGGAAGCCCAGGTCGTCGAGGGTCGGGTCGTACACGAAGGTACCGATACCACGCATGGTGATGCCAGCGAGGCCGATGTCCGTGTCGGACTTGGAGAAACCTTCCTGGGTGTAGACACCCTTGGAAGTGATTTCCTTGTCGAGGTATTCCAGGAATCCGGAACCACAGAGGACGAGGGACGGCTTGCCGCCGAAGCGGGTGAGCTGTCGAACTTCCTTGCGGAGGAATTCGCTGACCTTCTGCTGGCCGGAAACCCAGACGACGGCGTTAGCGCCGACAGCCGAGCGGTTGCGCCACTTGGCGTTGGTAGCACGGTCGATACCGCCGACGGTGCCGGTGGTGGGGTCGTCCGTGATCAACGACGTGATGCCAGGGACGACTTTAGCGTCCTGGGTACCGTCGAGCCAGAGCATCTCGTTGAACGAGCGCGCCCAGCCTTCGGTCATGTCCTTGAGCTTTTCGTCGAGCAGGCCGGTGAGGACCGTGAGGTCGCGCTCCGAGTGCTTGGACGTGGAGGCGCCATTGGAGGAATCGACGACGGAAAGACCGTCGTGCTTCAGCTCGGTGAGCGTCAGCGAGATACCAGCATGGATTTCCTTCCAGGGGAAGGACGCGCGCTTCGTGTTGGCCGGGTTGGCGTACGAGACGGTGTCGTTGTGGGTGAAGCCAGCAATCGAGGTCGTGTAGTCAAACGTGACCGGGATGCTGATGTTACCCTTACCGCCGGGGAAAGTCTTCTGCTTGCCGGTGAGGGCTTTGAGCAGGGGCTTTTCCTGGATGTTTTGGGCGAAGGCCGGACCCTTGACGTAGTAGTCGAGGGCCGACGCGGTGATGTTAGCGAGTTCAGCGTTAGTGAATGCCATAGGTTTTGTGCGTTAGCGGGTTTGCATTGCACCCATACGAACCGCCTCTAGGAGGCTGCGCGGCTGGGCCGTTGCGTGGGCGGACGACGTGGAGCTTGATACATTGGTGACAGGCCGACGCTGGGGTGCGAATCGGGAAAGCCGCTCCTTGATAGTGGAGTGGGCGCGCTCAACGAGCGCAAGAGCCTCCTCCGGAGTACTCGGCTTTTCCGCCTGCAACATCAGTTTGACCTGGTCGATGACCATCTCCTGTTTGGCGGACCAATCGGGATCCTTGACCCTCATCTGCTGTTCCCAGTTAACCACCGCAGAATGGATGTTGCCGCGAGACTGTTGGTCGCGCTGCTGCATCGCATTTACCTGTTGCTGCTGATAAAGACCCTGCTGTGCTTTGAGCATAGCAAGTTCCTTGGCGCTTTCCTCATCGACGTAGCCCTCTTCAACCTTTTTCTGGATATCGGGGGGTAACGTCGCACCGACGAAAGCATCGAGCCGCGACTTGTATTCGCTGATCCTCTTGTGGGCTTCGACCGGATTGGTCTTCATTAGGGCCATGATATGGAACCCCTCTGCGACTTCTTCGGTTGATAGCCCATTCGACGACATGAAGGTAGTGACCTTTCGGAATTCATCCGATTCGGCGCGGTATGCATCACGCTCCGTGATCATCTCCTTCCAGCGAGGGTGGTTATGGAACGGCAGTTTCTTGTCTGCTTCCGGCGTGGACTTCTCCTTCGCTGTGTCGTCCAGACTAGGCGTAGGGTTTCCAGTACCTTCAGCGGATTTGCCGTTGGTTTCCGAGTTAGACGAATCCTCGTCAGCCGATCCTTGCGCCGCGCGTTTTACGGCGTCGAGCAGGGATTTAGGCTTCTTATTAGCGTCTTGGTCGCCCGACTCCGACGAGGAAGCCTGGCTGTTTTCTTTAGCGTCGCTCGACTCCGGTGCAGTTTCCTGTTCCGGAGTAGAAATGGGTTCTTGCACAGGAACATTGTCCTGCGTTTCGATGGCGTCGGTTGGCTCGTTTGGGTCGGGCATGAGATTACTATAGGGTATGATTTATCGGAAATCAACCATTCGGATACTGAACGCCGTTGGCACGGATATCGCTAGGCGAAGCGGGAGCGGTCGGACCGTCTGCACCGGGTGCGCCAGGAGCAGGTCCGACGTTAGTTGCGCCGGCGCCACCTTGGAGGTTCGGGTCGGCAGCAGGGTCGCCGGCTGGTGCGAGTTGCTTCTGGGCGTTCATGGCGACGATGGAAGGTAGGGCTGCACGGATAGCGTCCGTGATGTCCATGCCATCGTCCATACGCTTGAGTGCTTCCTTCGCCATGAATTCGGGATTCATGCCAGGGATCTGCAACAGGATGGGGGCGATGCGTTCAAAGTTCTGCATCTGGATCGCCTTGTTTGGGCGACCATTGGATCCGGCTTCGACTTCCAGCATCAGCTCGGATGCAATCTCATTGATGGCAAGCTGCGGCCAAACGGCGCCAGGTCCGGCAATCTTCATCACCGTTTGCTGGTCCATCTGCTCAAGCAGCACCTGTCCGGTGGTACGCGCCATCTCGCCCAGGAAGTCCTCAAGGTCGTCCACATTGGACGACAGGCTGGACATACGGCTGCCCTCGGCGACGGATACTTCCGTGGCTGTGGATGCTGACGTACCGCCTAGGTTAGCTTCCTGGCTGCCAACCACCCGCATCATGTCATCCAGTAGCATGGACGTGTCGTACAGGCTAGGGTCGATGGGGTTGTGTTGGACCGGCTGGAGGATGGAGTTGACGGCCTGTCCGGGCGACAGGTTCTGAAGTTTGATGACAGCGTTGGCCGGGTGGGACTGGAGGTTGGTGATGTCCTTCTCGGACAATGCACCTTCGTAGGTCGCGTAAAGTGGGCGGTTAGCGAACCGATGCTCACGCAAAGCCTGTCGCGCGCGGTTGTATTCACGCTGGACCGGCATCAACAGGCGGACGTCGGATGGAGGGATGACATCCTTTTCGGATTCAACCTCATTGAAGATCAGAGGGAAGAAAGGCCAGAATCGTTCCAGTTCAAGGTGGGGAGGTTCTGGTTCCTTGAGGAAGTCGTGGTATCCGTCGCACACGACATACAGCATGCCGTCTTTCTTGGAGTAGATTTCCCACACCACGGCCTTGTGGCATTCTTCTTCGCCTTCGTTCTTATCTTCATAGGCCGTGTATTCCTTACCAAGGTCAATCTTGTAGATTTCCTTCACGTCCTCGACATCGAGGATAAACTCCTGGGCAATCCAGTCGGCGCCGACGAAACCGGACATCTGCCGGCACTTCGGATCCACGATGACCGTGTGGGACATCGGGAAGTCAAAGACAACGCCTTCCTTGATGATGACGTCCTGCTTTTCTTGGATGCTCTTGAGGAGCAATCGGAGCTGCTCCATCTTGGCATGGTCTTCGGAGAACTTCTCGTCGATGCGGTCAGCGGTAAGACGCTCAAGGGTAGACAACTGCTCGGTGATGTCGGTGATACGCTCCACATCTTCCGGTCGCTTCTCCATGACCCGGTGGTAGCCAATCTTGACGTATCCAATTCCGTTCACGCATGTGCGTCGGACGAGCTGTTTCATTTGCCCCTTGAAGTTGGGCTGCTGTTCCTGGAGCTGGTGGTGAGCGACAATCTCCATCGTCTTCGCTACTCGGTCAAGCATACGGCGACGCTCGAAACCCTGCTGCGCGTCCTGGATCGTCTGCATCATCGTGGGATCCATAGGCTGACCAGTAGCCATAGAATTCTGCATGGACGTCTGGACGGCCTGGAATGAAGACATGTCACCTTCCCAAGTGGCAAAGTCTAAAGTCTCGCGTCGCTTGGCGACGAACTTGGGATTCTTGGCGTACAGGGCGGAGACTCGCTGGCCGACGTGACGCTGGACGATGTTAGCGACGTATCGGTCATCGTTGTCGTTGGAAGACCATTGCTTGCCCATGTAGAAGTCCGTGTCTTCCTTCATTCGGTCGAATGACTTCTTCCAATGCTTCTTGGCGTTCTCGACCTTCTTGATGAGGGACTTGACGAGTGAGGCGCGAGAAGGGCCAGGCGCAACGGTGTCGCGCTTGATGCCGGTCTGCATCGGTTCTTCCGGCTGCATCGGATCTACAGGCATCGCCTCGCTCTCGTATTCGTTTTCCATTTGATGTATTTATGTTCAGAAGCCGCCCATCTGCAAGAGATTGCGTCGCGCCTCGTCCCACTTGCCGGATAGCTTGACCCAGGCTAGGGTGCCGCTCTTGGGGATATCTGATGGCTTTTCGTAGGTTCTGGCTGCACTTACCATGCTACTTAACAGCAGGCCGACCAGACCCATAGCGTCCACGAAGTCATCGTGTCTGGCGGATGGGAACTTGAGCATCTCGGTTTCCGCTTCTGCCCACCAGGGGGCGAACTTGGGGAAGAATACCTTGCCCATTGCCATGCGTCCACGGATCGCCTGTGCGCGGGTTTGCTTGTCCTTCACAGGGGTAATCTCCTCCACGACCGTCCAGATGCCACGCTCCTGCTGGACTTTCCGTAGGAACGGACCGATGGACTGGGAGATATGCCCACGTTCCGCTCCCCACTTGGCAGGCTTGTGCCGGGACATCAAGTCGATCATGCCGTCGATGACCTGGTCCGTAGACGCTCGACGCCACCACACGTCCGGCAGAATCCACACGTTGTCTTCCTCGTCTAGGCCGAAAGGCATCAGCACGGTCTTGTCAGCCGTCTGTGCGGTAGACACGGCATGGTCGGATACGCAGTAGTATCGGAGGTTCTTGGGCAGTTCGTGAGGGTAGGGCTTTAACCAGTCCCTGCGGAAGAAGTCGCCGTCGTCGGGTGTAGGCTTGCCTTGGTACAAGGCCGAGAAGCCTTTGGCGTTCAGCCGGCGAATCTCGTTAAGGAAGTCCAATCCGTAGCGTTCCGGCCATAGGGCTTGACCCACAGGGCGATCCATAGGGTCGTTCTCCACGGCGATCGCCGGCAACGCCAGGATACGCCAAGCCTGTGCGTTCTCGTCGTTGTAGCAGGGATTCTTTGGGTCTGTGAGGCGACCCACTAGGTCATCCTCATGCCACCGGGTCATAATGATTACCACCCTGGCGCCGGCCATCAGTCGGGTCATAGCCACTTGAGTGAACCACTCCCACAGCTTGTCACGCTCACGCTTGGAGTCTGCTTCCTCGCGGTCCTTGATAGGGTCATCGATGACCAGTAGGTCAGCACCACGGCCAGTAAGGCCGCCACCCACTCCAACAAAGTTGGCTAGTCCGCCTTCCTCGGTCTGGAGCTTGTCTGATGACTGGCTGCCGGTACGCAGCTTACAGCCAGGGAAGACCTGGCGGTAGGAAGGTGAACGCATAATCTCACGCACGGATCGTCCGAAGTCCTGCGCCACGTCTGCGTTGTAGGTAGCGAAGATGACCTGTCGGTATGGGTCTTTGCCCAAGAACCACGCAGGGAAACGCCGCGACGCCAGTTCTGACTTACCATGTCGAGGCGGCATGGAGATAATCAGACGCTGGTACAGACCCTTCTCAACCTGCTCCAGGGCAGCACATATAGTTTCGTGGTGCTTGACCGGCTGGTACCGGGACTTGTCCACGTTGTCTGGGTCTTCCGGGTCTGGCATGGTCATGCCGGTGAAAGAGATGAGCGACTCCCTCGCCATCTTGACGCGGAGCAGCCGCTGGGCGGCAGACAACTGCGCCTCTACTTCGGCAATCTCGGCCTGCCTTCGCTTCTCGTCCGTCGTCGGTTTTTTAGCCATTACGCCTTGGGAGCGACAGGCCGAGCGGGAGGATAAAACTCCGTGTAGCCGGCAGGGATGGCTGCAAGCAGCTCTTCCTTGGTGGGCTTGTTGATGAGGGTCAGCGCAGTCTTGGCTTCAGCGACATACTTGTATTCGCCAATGATCAAGGCAGTCTTTTTTTCATCATTGATTAGAGCGTTCCAGCCGACAGGCAGAACGATGTCCTTGAGGACGATTGGGGTGGGTGGGTTTGCCATAGGGAAATTAGATAGAACTTTTTGAAACGTAGTAGCCAGAACCTCCGTCAGAGTAAATGGCGTAATACCAATACTGGCCGAGTGCAGAATCGTAATAGGTTCCGTCTGCAAAGAAGTCTCCGTAAGACGAGTATACGCTTCCAATTGTGTTGTTGGAATTGCCGTATCCGTCAGCAATGTAGGCGTTCCAACTATAGGAATATTGATAAGTTCCAGACGCCACATTATTTGCGTCAGAATCTTCTACATACCAAGTGCCACTTCCGTTGTCGGAAGTGTCGTAACTGTGATACCAACCGGCAGGGTAGTAGCATCCGTATCCGTTGGTGCCTAGATACACGTCATAGGATCCACAGGATCCGTCCGTGTATTGCTCTCCGTATTGCCAAGCGGCATCAAAGTAAGTTCCGCGAGCATCTGTTCCGTTGGTGCTAATACAGACCTGGCCTATATACTGACCGCTACCAGGGCATCCTCCTCCGGCTTCATAGTAACCACCAGATCCGTTCCAGTAGTAGTCAGAGCCGTTGTAATTGGTGATGAATGTGCCGTAGGAATACAGGCCGTCGTAGAAGAAGTATTCACCGCAGTTTCCATCGGCCAACCATCGATTGTCGTTTCCGTCAAAATAGGTATTTCCGCTACCAGTAGGAACTTCTACATAGCTGTCCTCGGCATCTCGCACAAAGCTTCCATGTTCCGGGCATGGGTTGCAAGTGTCGCTGGTGTAGTATCCGTTGTTTCCATCATAATACACCTGGCAACAGCCTCCGTCGTAGATTAAAGCGCCATTGGCTGGAGGGTTGTAATAATAACTATCACCCCCTATTTCAAAACCGCCAGTTCCGTTAGAATATGAATATGAAGAATAATATCCGACAGGTCCAAAGTTTCCAGATGAACCACAGGAGTTCCAATTTGTATAATACTCTCCACTATTGCTATTGGTGTAAAATCCGTAAGGTAAATAACAGTAGTTTGCACCATTTGACGCACCTGTTCCAAAACCACTCCAATAAGATCCGCCGGCCCCATCGTGATACTGCTCCCACAGGGTAAAGCCTCCGGTAAACGCTGTCCCATTTGCATCGTAGTATGTTTGGCTTGCCACACCAGGGTCGGATTCAGACGCGCATACAGCCGTGATAAACGTCCCGGCTGGAGGATACGACGGAGCAGATCCTTGGAACGATACGCCTGGGAAAGCGATGATCATTAGGCCAGGTTACCAGACAGCGACCATTGAGTGGCGTTAAGCTTGATGGCTACGGCAGTTCCGTAGTTCTTGGTGATAGTGTAAAGGCTATCAGCAGAGAAGATTTGCGCGCCGTTCTGCGGGTAGAAATAGATGTTAGAGCCGGACATATTCACGAAGACGATCTGCGCGCCAGTCGGGAAAGGATTATGATCATCGTCATCAAGGTAGAACGCCGAGGACTGGCTTGGCGTGATGATGGTATTGGCATTTCCAGCCGTGATGACATAACTACCGTAGTAATCGACTACGCTGGTGTTGAGCTGGCTGTTGTTGGTAGCGGCGGCAGTTGCCTGGGTCGAACTGTCCGGGAAGGTGATGCCGGTGGCGCGAACCTGGGTCATACCGGTGACGTCCTGCACCGTGATAACGTCATGCTCGATCCACGCGGAGTGAGGCGTCCCACCCATATCTTCAAAGCCGATATACTCGTTGGTGAAGTAGGCCGTCTGGTTTGGCGTGTCGATGTGCTGGATCGTGACGGAGTCGTGAGCAATAGACACGCCCAGTTCGTTGGTAGACTCAAAGACCTTCAACAGATCCGGCGCAACATTGACATAGTAAGGAATCTCACCGCTGACATTGATTCCGGTGTGACCGACTTCCGTGCCGCTGCTGTTGGAGCTGTTCCAAGCGCGTAGGGTAGTTCCGGCCAGGGAGTCGAGGTAAAGCGGGCGGGGGGTGGAGCTGCCTTGTTCGGTGGTCGTCAGCCAACCAGCCTGCCAGTTAAACTCGTAACCGATGGAGCAGACCAGGCTGATGCCGTAGTTGCCACCGCGAGACGTGTCGAACTGACCCTTGCCGATGAACTGGCCGGACGTTCCGTCGAAGGTAATGTTGCCAACCATCGTACCACCAGACAGCGGTAGGTAAGAACCACTACCAACAACTTCCCACGCTCCGTCCTTGCGGCCATAGGAATATCCGTCGATTGGAGCGTCGGCGATGTATCCTTGGCTAGTGACAAAGGTTTCCGTGGCTAGACCAGTAGGATCAAAAGGCGTAGTAAGGTAACCTTGTGACGTGACAAAAGTTTCCGTGGCGTAGCCGGCAGGAACAGACGTGAGAAAGCCACGTCCATTCACCCAGGTCTGGGTGGCATATCCAGTCAGCGCAGAACTAGTGATGTATCCGGCAGGATTGTTGACCGAATACTTCCCATCCAACGCGGACTGAAGTCCGGTGACGTTGCTGATTGCGTGGGTGTGGTGATAACTGGCGTAATTAGCCGCCTGGATCGTAGCAACGGCAGCTTCTGCCGTGTTGGCGTGGACTAGGGCTGAATTCTTCGCCTGTAGGGCGGTAATCGAGTAGCCTTGCGCCAACATCGCAAAGTTATTTGACTGACTATTGGCGATAGCAGCAGAATCTGCGGCAGTTTCTGCGTCATCTCGCGCAGCAATCGCATCAATCGCATTTTGGGAGGTAAGAACAGCCTCCAGTTCGGCTACCTTGGCGTCACCAGCGTCGTTAACTAGGGCAATCTGGGCTGCGCCGGCAGCCTCAACGGCTTGTACAGGAGCGTCCGTGAGCAACGGTTCAACCTCCTCGGCAATAACAGCCAGATTCAGAGCAGTTGTGCGGATCTTGCCGTCATCTGCCTGGACTTCACCCAGCCGGGAGATGGTGGCGTTGATTGCCGTGCGGGCATTGTTCAACTCCTGGTCGATTTTCTGACCTTGGTGGGGAGTGGTAGGGTTGCTTTGGCTAAAATCCGTGAAGGACCAGGTGCGGTCGAAAGGAGCAGGAGGCTGACTCATGTGCGGATAGTGTACCAGTCTGGCTGTAGATGCAAGAGATGGCGATGTAGGAGAAAGTTTTTTGCCTACACGGATTTTTCCGAGCGGGGGAGGATAGGAATTTTCGCGGGCGAGCGTGGGCGTGGGCGGGGGTGCGCCTGGGACGCGGGTGTGTGCGTACGCACAGCTGCGTGTGTACGCCCAGGCTACGCACGCGGTTAGATCACGCGCCAGGTGACGCGTGACGCACGTTCCATCCTGCGGCGAAGGGTCGGACCGGTCCACCTCACCACGGCCTTGCCACGCCGTCCGACCCACCCGACCGACCGCAACCTTGCACCGCCACGCCATCGGGTCGCCACGCCTCGCCGAGGTGGGTAGGTTGGCTACCTGGTCGAGGCTTGTCGTCGTGTGCGTGACACTTGGGAGCGAGGCGGGGAAGGGGTGGGCAGAAAGGTCGTTGAAAAAATGTGGTTGACGCAACGCACACCCTCCACATTGTCGGAGATGTCGCAAGACAACCAACCAACAAACAACCAACGCCCACCGCTATGAAAACCACCACCGCCCTCCGCTTCACTTTGCAAACCACGCAATCCGGTTTGTTCTACACGCCGCGCAACGACGCCGCGAAAAGCGTCATCCCGAAAGGTCGCAAATGCCTTCGCTCGTTTGAGATGGCGAAGCTAATCGAGGAGGGTGCGAAGGTTGAGCTTAACCTCAACCCTTACCTTGCCGTTGAATATTGGGTCGCCGTCAATCCGGTTGCCAACGCCTAACCCTTTCCCACCCACACCACACCCAACCCACACCACCGCTATGAAACTCACCCCCGACCAGCTCAAAGCCCTCGCCGAGGAGGCTATGCATCTCGCCTTCGTCCACCTCGCCGACGGCCTCGACCCCGACGCCGCGCACGACCTCGGCGGCTTCTTCGGCTACCAAACCGAAGCCCTCGCCGACAGGGTCCAGGCCGACCTCCTCAACGCCGCCCAGCTCGCCAACGACCACGTCAACGGCTAACCCTTCCCACACCCAACCCACACCCAACCAACCCACGCCAATGCCTACCACCGCCCAGCGCACCGCCGCCCTCGTCCGCTACATCAACAACCACGACAAAGCCCAGGGCCGCCCCCGCGGCTGGTCCAATCGCACCGCCGCACCGGACGACCTCAATGTGCGGGTGTCGCCCCACCACCTCGGCGGTCGTGTCTTGCTCGCCGACATTGACAACCACACGCCTTGCTCGCCCTTCGCCGTCGTGACCGAAGACGAGGCGGCGACCGCCAAGGAATTCACCCTTGAGGCGGACCTTACGGATGACGATTGCGTCACGCACCGCGGCACCACCTTCGTCGTCGTTTACCTCGGCTAACCTTTCACCCAACCCAACCCACAACCGCCCACACCTATGCCCACCACCACCCTCCTTCGCATCGCCGTCCGCTTCGCCAGGGCGAGCGGCAAGCCTTGCACCGGTCGAGACGCCAAGCGCATCGACGAGGCTTTGCTCAACGGCTCGGCCGAGCTTGTTCACGGCTGCGACTACGCCGTGAACCACACGACCCACTTTGAACCTCAAGCCCTCACCGGTGAGGTAGAGGTCGTCTTTGAGGTCGAGGTCGCCAACTACCCCCGCGGCCGCCTCACCACCGCCGACCTCCTCGCCGACGAGGTAGCCGACCAGGTCGGTTGCTTCACCCCCGAAGCCTATGAGGTCCAGTCCACCACGACGACCCTCGCCTGATCTTCCCAACCCACACCCAACCCACACCACACCACAACGATGAAAGACACCACCACCACCGCCCTCCTCGCCGCTCTCTCCGCCCTTCGGGACGAAGCGAGCAAGCGGGTGGAAGCCGCCCAGGCAAGCCTCACCGCCGCGCAAGCCCTCCCCAAGGGCAAGCGAGGTAAGCGTGACGCCGTCACCCAAGCCGACGCCAACCGGACCGCCGCCTGGGGTTTGCTCAACGAGATTAAAGCGAAGATTAGGGAGGCGATGAAGGGCGACGCAAGGGCCGCCGTAGAGGCCGCCCTCGCCACGCTCGACCACCGCGACGCCGACCCGATCTTACGCCAAGCCCTCGCCGCTCGGCACGACAAGCGACGCCAGGCCGCTATCCACCCCGACGACACGGCGCACGGCGTACACGTCCGCGTGTCGCTTGACCGGTTCGGCTTGCCCAACTATATCGAGCTTTCAATGCTCGCCACGCCCGACGAACATCGCAAGACGGTCGAGATGTGGCTGGCCAGGGCGACGACCGACGAGCAAAAGGCCGCGGCCCAGGTTTACCTCGACAACCCCGAAGCGCACCCGCTCGACCACTTCGGATCGTCGGTCACTATCTCGCTCGGCCACGGCGACACCCGCAACACCTACGGCGTGAACGGCTCGACCTTCTCCACCCACAACGACGACGAGGCGGCCAGGCTGCGGACCCTTCACGATGTGGCGTGGCACCTGCGGTCCGCCCTCAACGACGCCGACCTCCCGAAGCAAGAGGAGCTTGAGAAGATCCTCGACGGCGAAGTGTAAACCCACCGGTCGGGGTGGCGTCGCAAGGCGTCACCCTGCCCACCCTCTTTCCACACTTGACACCCTCCACCTTGTAGGACATCAACCCTCTACCAACCCAACGCCATGACCACCGCAACCCTCACCCTCGCCTCGACCTTCCTTCACGTCACGCCGACCTCGGCAAACGTCAAGACCGGTCCGATCCTCGTCACCACCACCTCGGCCCTCACCTGCCCCGACGCCTGCCCTTTCAAGCGCACCCGCAACGGCGTGAAGGGTTGCTATGCCGACGGCGGCCCGCTCGCTATGCATTGGCAAGCCGTCACCCTTGGCAAGCGAGGCGAGCCGTGGGCCGACGCCCTCCTCACCCTGGCCGACGAGCTACGCCGCAAGGGTAAGGGAGCGACCTGGCGACACAACCAGGCGGGCGACCTGCCCGGCCAAGGCGACGAGATTGACGCCGCTGCGGTGGCCGCCCTCGTCAAGGTCAACGCCGCCGCCTCGGCGCACGGCTTCACCTACACACACAAGCCGCTCGTCGGATCTACTCAAGCCGACGCAAACCTCGTCGCCGTCCAGGCTGCCAACGCTGGCGGCTTCACGGTCAACGCCTCGGCCAACAACCTCGCCCAGGCTGACACCCTCGCCGCCCTGGGTGGTGTGCCGGTGGTGGTGGTGGTACCTCACGACGCACCCGACACCCTCGCCACGCCGAGCGGTCGCAAGGTGGTGGTCTGCCCTGCCCAACGACGTGACGACGTGACGTGTGCAAGCTGTCGCCTTTGCTCTCGGTCCGACCGCTCGGTGATCGTCGCCTTTCGCGCACACGGTGCCAGCTATCGCCGAGCCGAAGCCGCGGCAAAGGCCGCTTAACTTTACCCCTTGACACCCTCCACCTTGTCGGTCACACCTTCACCCACACCCACCGCCTACCATATGAAAACACCCGCCAACATTGCCGCCGCCTCACGCCTCGCCCGCCGCAGGGAGGAGCGCCTCCGAAAGGAAGCCGAGGTAGCCACCCGCCACGCCTCGCGCCTCGCCCGCAACCAAGCGGTCCGAGATTATCGCAAGGCGAAAGCCGACGGCACCCTGCCACCGGTCACACCTCCTTCCGACATGCCCGACGTCGGCGGGTACGATCTCAACGGCAACCTCCTTTGACCCTATGCCCTGCCCATCGCATCGCCCCTTCCCACCCATGCACCTACCCAACCCCCGCCGCTCCCTCTTCGCCTATGCCCTCGCCCTTGTCGGGCGTTGGTTGCCCGCTCGCGTCCTGCTCGCCCTCAACCGCAAGCGCTAACCCCTCACCCACACCCAACCCATACCCAACCCACACCCATGATCGAAGTCACCATCACATGCAACACCGGCAAGACCTGGACGACCAGGTTCAACGGTGATCACCAGTCCGCTGTCCGTTCCTTCCTCGGCCAGGTCTTTACCGACGAGGATGACACGACCGGCAGCGAGACGAAGCACCGCGTCGTCAGCGTCATCACTAACCCGGTCACCGTCGACCAGCCGGCTGTCACCGTCGAGCTGCTACTCTCGCGGGCGGAGTTTATCCTGGCCACGTTCCGCGCCGACTATCAGCGGGGCGAGACGGAGGACATGCGAGAGAAGTATCTCGACGAGATCCGCGACGAGATCGACAAGGCTGCCGCCGTCGTCTCCTTCCTCAAGGCTAACATCTAACCCACCCACGCACATGACCCAACCAACCGACAACGCCCAGGTCCGCAAGGATCTAGAGGATCACCTCCGTCTCTGCCAGCGCCGCGTCCTCGACGCGGACCGGTACGGCACGATCACCCAACGCGAGGAAGCCGAGGGCTGCCGCCTCGACGCAATGGCGACCCTTGTCGCCTTCAACATCCGGACCATCCGCATGGTCCCGGTCACCCACATCCGCGCCTAACATGAGCAAGCCCAAGCTGGCCGGCTTGTCCTTCGACGGATGGGTGAGCAAGTACACGCCTATGATCAACCACCTCTCACCCGGTGCTGCCTTCGACGGCTTGATGTTTGAGACGCATGGCAATGAGCTTGCCCTGGTCCTCTCCTACGCCAACGGCGCGATGGGCAGATCCTACCGCCGCAAGGTGTGGACGCTGGTCGAGGATGACGAAGGCCAGGCCGTGATCGTCGAGGGGTATCACTTGGTCAACCGCCTCGGTTACTTCCTCACGGTCAAGGCTGCCGCGGCTGGCGTCCAGTATAACGTCACCCTGGACTGACCGGTCGGACCTGTCGGTAACCTGCCCCGCCTTAACTGGCGGGGCTTTTGTTTTACTGTATCCAGTCGGGGAAGCGGGCGGCTGGTGGTGGGGATAAGGATCGGTCGTCGTCGTGCAGCGTCATGACCAGTCCACCCTTGGCTGCCCATGTCTTCGTCACCACTAGGGTCGAGACGGTGGCGTCATCCTTCAGTAGGCCGGCGGCCATCACCGCGTCGAGGGCGAGCTTGGCCAGGTTGTCGGCGTCGGGTCGGAAGGTGTGGGGCAGGCCATGCCGGTCGGCTTTAGGGGTAGCCAGGTCGAAGCGTAGGACGGCGGCGATGGCTGCCCCTTGGATCTGGCCGTGCGCTTCGACGGCGAGCTTGGCGGTGGACTGGATAAGATCCTTCCACCTTTTCGCGTTGGCGTCGGCGGTCGAGATGACCCTGCCCCGGATGAACCTGGGCCTGGGTTGTGGGCGGGGGTTGCCTTCGACGTTAAGCAGCACGATGTCCATGCGTAAGCCTACCCCTTGCGCTGTCCTGGGTCAACCCTTCCCCTCGACTATAGGGACAGCGAGGCGACGCCCTTCCCCAAAGGGATAGGGCCAAAGCCCGAGGATGGCCTATTAGTCTTAATACAAGGGGTATCCTCGCTTCCTCGCCAGTCCATAAGTGACTGGTGTTTCGTTACTTATGGACGAGGAAGGGGGGTGCGCGTTTTCTCAAAACCCTTGAGGAAGGGGGTGGTAAATCTGCTTAACCCCATATCAAACAACAACTTAACCTAGTATCCTCGACGCCTTGAGGAAGCGGGGAAAGGGGGGTGGTAAAACCCCTTCCCCATCCTCGCCTTTCTCCCACTAACTGGAGGACATTCTGATCGTGCGCTTCGCGCACTAGCTTTGCTCCTGGTTCTGCCGGTGGGAGGTACAGGGCAGAGATGAATCATTCCCAGTCCGAGAAGTCTATGTCCCTGGCTGCCTCTTCGACCGCGTCGACCAGCTCCGAATTATCGCAAATCTCCACCTCCTCGCCGGCGGAATTAGTGCATGAAATGATGTTCGTCTCCTCCCAATCAATCTCCCAATGGCCGCACTCCTCGGTCTGCCTACGGCCACCCCAATCATGATCAAAGGAGTCGTCTACCCATTGCACCTCAATCTCCAGGACGACGTCGTACGTCTCGCCCTTGTGGCGCACAACCATCTCTCGCTCGCTCATGGGATTGCCTTCCCTTCTGCGATTGCCTTGTTTCGGTCACGCCGGAACAACTCCGCCCACCTCTCACGGTGCAGCTTAACCTTGTGTTCAATCACTTCCTTCTCCCAGGGCGTGAGCAGCTTCAGCCCAGGCTTCGCCTTTGCTTCCTTCGGTGTCTTTGCGGCCTTCATCGGTCGTCCTCCTGATCGCGTATGCCGAAGGTGTCGTTGCGCACCAGCTTGAATTGGTCCGTCGTCATATGCCGGATGACGCCGTCATGGTCCAGTACGACCGCAAAGACGTCGTTTGAAAATGAACCGCCGTCGCGGACGTAGATCAGCATGCCATACCCAAGCGGCGTCTCGACCAGGATGGGGTTGCGGAATTCGTGAATCATGGCACAATCCTGGCGTCTGGTGTGATAGCGTTGCCGGTCATAATGGCGTCATTCAGCCTGGATATCTCGCCGGCGAATGAAGCCGCGCGATGGATCTCCTCGTCCAGCTTTCGGTCCAGGTAGTCGCAGTTATTCTTCAGCCGCTCCACCTCGGCCTTGAGGTAGGTGTTTTCCATTTGCAGGTCGCCCACTTCCTTCTCCAGATCACCGACGGTGTCGGTGAAGCCGGCGTCGGCAGCGAGCGTGGCGTCGTAGATGACCTTGAGTACGTCCTTATGCAGGGCGGACTGGAAGGCGTTGCGTTGGTCGGTCACCCGGCCAAGCTCTATGCGGAGCGTGACGGTCGGGTCGTGGGGTTGTTCGTTACTCATTGTTGGGTGGGAGAATGATAGCGTCTTCGACGCTCTTTAGCTCGTTGGCTACCTGCTTCATGGATTCAAGCTGCTTGCGTCCCTTATCGACCAGGTCAACCAGCTCGGATACGGACATCTCATGTTGATCCTTCTTGCCTCGGTTGCCGAGGTGGATGGCAGCGGCGATGGCCGACAGCCCATGCCCGCTTGCCTCCAGCGTCCATCGCGCCGCCTGGAAGCGGACCTGTGGTGGCGCGGACGGATCGGTGAGCAGGGATTGCATCACCTGCCACGCCTGCGTCGCGCCACCGGTCTTGATGTCCATATCTCGCTTCAGCTCGATTGCCTCGCGGACCTTGTGGGAGGCCAACTGGGAGTTTCCATCGGCGTAGCCGGCGGTCTTACCGGCCTGCACGGCATTGCCGCCATTGGCGACGTATGCGGCGACGAAGGCTTCCTGCTGTTGGTTCAACACGGGATCTGCGTCGTGGCGGATGACCAAGCCGCCTTTCCATTGGTCCTTATCGTTTTGCTTTGGCATCTTGTTTGGTCTGTTTCCAGTTAAAGCCGTTCTCAATGCACCAGCGGTGAACATTGACGTGAGGGACGCCAAGCTTGAAGGCTACGTCGCCCTGGGTCTTGCCTTCAGCGGCAGCCCGGACAATCACATCCTCCCACTTGGATTTGTCGTACCTGCGACACTTGCGGGCGCGTACCTTCTTGAATCCAATCCCAAGGATCTCCGCCCAGCTTTTGATGGTCGTGATGGAGAAGCCTAGCTTCCTGGCTACGACCGGCATGCAATGTCCAGCCTCGGCCAGGCGACGAAGGTCCGCCCTGTATTCGCATATCCTGGCGGCGCGTGATGCGAACATCAGCCTTCCCCGAAAGGACACGGCTCCGCGGTTTTGAAAGCGCAGGATTGGGGACTGGATGATCTCGCTCATTGGGCTGCATTAAGGGTGGCTGCCTTACGCATCTTACGCTCCGGCACGAAGTCGATGCGGTAGCCGTAGCGGGAGAAGCCGGTCATGCCTAGGTTATAGGCAAGCCAAGTCTCACCTAGGTTGGGCATCCTGCCGAGCTTGATGATCAACCTGGCTCGCAGGTAGGACAGCCAGGAGGTGGCGTACTGGCGGGCGATGAGAGGGTCGGACGCCTTGGAGTAAGGGTAGGTGGGCAGGCCGGCTTTGCGTCGCGCCTCGGAGCAATCGGACCAAGCGGAGCGATGAAACTGGAATGGTCCTTTCGCTAGACCGAAGTCCCCTGGCGGGGTGGCTGCTCCTCGGCCAGAGGATTCAATATGTTCGACGGCATCGACCCATCGCGTAGGCATTGGGGCGAAGGCCGCAGAGGCTAATAGTAATTCGGTAATCATGTCGGTTGGGAAGCCGACGGTGACGCCTCACTTACCCTTGGCAATCTTCTTTTTTCCAATGGTTTTCTTTTTCCTAGCTCGACCAGTACCGGAGATGGGCAACCCGCCCGCATCTCCGTACTTCTTGATTCCATTCTCGACGATCATGCGGCATCTATCCCACAGGGATACGTTGTCTCGTCCGTCGTCTGCTTGGCGTATGATGTTGCGGCTCATGGCTTTCGGATGACTGTACGAGAGTCTTTGTCATATTCAAACTCTTCCCACGCGGCTGGGTCATATGCGCCGGAGTTAATCTCCGCCCCAGCTTCGTCGGTAGCGATAGGTCCGGTCGGTAGATCCAGCCACTTCTTCTCCTTGCCCCCCCTTGCGGCAGCCGCTGCCAGTACCTTCTGGAGGAGCATATCGTCAACCAGGTGGGCAAACTCACCTGGGCCAATGGATCGCAGGATGGTGGGTAGCTCGCCTCGCCGGCGGTACAGGCCAGACTTGGCATTCTTGCCCTCGATTGAGTAGGGATGCCCTGCCCTGGCGGCCAGGGTGACGGCGGCGACAAGCCAAGCCTGCCGCTCTAGGAAGTTAACGTCGTTGAACTTGTCCTTATCGGTGACGTCGATGAGCGTACCTATCTCGGTACGCAATAGCGTACGCTCGGTGTCGAGCATCTCCGGGTTGTTGGCCTTGATGATGGCGGCCTTCCATAGATGCTTACGGCGTGGCACCAGACCCATGCCCTTCATGCGGCGGTCATAGTCGGACGCATGCCATACCCCGATAGCTCCTCGGAACGCACCCAGTAGGGCAGACGAACCGCGTACCTGTGAAGCCATCTGCTCGGCATTGCGGATTGGCTCGTCACCCTGCTTCTTGATGTGGTGGATGACGATGAGGGCTGCTCCTAGCTCGCCGCCTACCTGGCTTGCGACGCGGATGAATTCATTGATGACCGTGGCGCTGTTCTCTTCGCCGTGCAACACGCTGTTAAGGGTGTCGATGACCACCAACTGGAGGTTGGGGATCTGTCGCAGTAGGGCAAAGAATTCCAGCCACTTGCGGGAAGGCTTTGACTCTTGGGTCTTCGGGTCACGCTCGACGAGTGCGAAAGCACCGCCGGAGTTGATCGAAGGCAGGATGATAAGGTCGTCGCCGGCTTCGCGTCGCCGGCTGCCGTCGGCGTCCATGTCGGCTAGTCGGATGTGCAGCTCGTCCTTGTCGTCCTCGGTAGTGAGGATGACGACCGCACCCTTGCGCATCACAGGCATACCACACCAGGTATCGCCGTCGCGTCGAGCGGTGATCTTCAAGGCCAGGTCGAGGACCATGAAGGTCTTGCCGGCTCCGCCCTCGGCTACCAGTAACTGGTGCTTGGCTGCCTGTAGCCAGTTCTGGACGAGGAACTGGCGTTCCGGGCGGGGAGACAAGCTCCACCTGTGGGCTGCCCATACCGCCAGTCCCTTGCCATCCTCTAGCATAGGCTTCTCTGGTTCGGGCATAGGTCCGTTATTGTGGATGTCATTGCGGAGCAGGCCAAGCCACTCGGTGTCGAACCTAGCCTCCGGCCAGGGCGGAGTCATATGCGCTTGCATCCAGCCGTAGGTGGCAAGCCTGGCGGCATCGAGTGTCATCTTGCCGATGCGGGCGGTGTGAATGTAATGGCCGGCAACGCCGTTGAATGCAGACCACCGCGTCGTCCCTTCGCCACCTGCGGCGACGTCTGCGGTGAGCATCTCAACGGCGGGCGTATGCAGCTTGGGCATAAGCGGATCGACAGGTGCTTCCTTGATTGCCCACTCCGAGTCTGGCATCCTGGCAGAGGAGGATAGTGGCATGTCCACCTTGGCGGTCGGGTCGTCACGCTCGATGGTGACTAGGCGACGGACGCCGGACTTGCCGTGGATAGATCCAGCCAGGCGGATGGGTTGGTGTGCGCGTCCGTAAGGGTTGCCGTCTACGCCCAGCCCAAACTGGATATCTCCGCCGGCCTTGCGGGCGATGAAGTCTCGGATGGCTACGACGTGGGCAACCTCAAGGCCATCGACCTGCCAGTAGGCGTGACGCTTGGGCGTACCTTCCTCGGTCGTGCCACCAGACAGCACGACCAAGGCGGCCTTGCCGAAATGCTGCTCGACGAAGGCGAGCTTTGCCTCGGTGTTGCCGGTGTCGAAGTCGGCGCACACGGTGCGGAAGACATCGCAATTCTCGGCTGTACCTCGCGTGTCCTTCAAGGTGCAAGGGACGATGAAGGTGGCAACGTCGTGCTGCCCCCATCGGGTGGCGTGGAAGATTGTCGATAGGACGACACGCTCCCAACCCATATTCTCTGGGTCGAGGAAGATGTCCTCACGGAAGACGCCCTCGCGTGACGTACCCTTCTCGCCGATGCCCCGGAGGCAGATGAATCCCTTCGCCTGTTTGCCGAACAGCAAGTCGAGATGCCGAGCAACGGCATCGTTATCAACGATCAGGTCCATGTCAGACCTTCTCTTTAAGCTTCGCCTCTACGCGGATAATCCCCTCTGCAATCCAGGACATGCAAGGCACGGCCATCGAGTTGCCAGCACACTTATACTGCGGTCCGTCCGGTGCCTGGCCGGCGGGCTTACCCTTCCAAGGGATGTTGGTCCAGTTGTCGGGGAATCCTTGAAGCCGCATGCATTCATTGACGCTCAACCTACGCACGACCATCTCGACCGCAACATGGGGCGACTGGTCGCCGCTATCCTTGGTCAAGGTCGGGAAGGTTTCGGTCGAAGGATCTGCCCCGCCCTTGCGACGCAGGTTCCCCGGCTGGAAGGCAACAGCAGGAGCGCCATGCCCACCTGCGGTACGGAGCGGAACATGCACATCGCCGGTGAGTGTCTGATTATACAGGTCAACGCCTTGCGGCTGCACGACTAACGCATCAGCCTCGACACGCTCATTGCCGGTCTTTGAGAACGGTGCGCCGCTTGATACGGTTGGAGAAACCTTTGAGCAATGCACGGCAAGCGGTTCCGTGTCTCCGCTCTTCGTGTTAGCCTTTAGCGTGGGGCAAACCTTCTGCTCGGTGATCTTGTCGTTAAGGCGAAGCTCGCTTGCTTGGACGATGAATGGGTCTTGTTGGGCAAGGTGGATTGCAGTAATCTCGTCGATGGCTTCGGAGGAAGAACCTCCGCGGCTCCCCTTACAGGTAGTAACCGTTGGTGCAACGATAGGCTGGGCAAGCCATTGATCTGGAGATGTTGCGATTGTAAATGTCTTCTCCTCGCTGCCCAGGAAGCCCTTGCCTGCACCCTTGCCTGGCGTACCGCCCTGCTCACCAGTCTCGACCGGCGAACCGCCACGAATCTTGAACATCATAGGAGGTATACCGATGGCGTGTGGGCCGCGAGCTACCACGGTATCCATCACCTCTGACTCCCCGATGTGCGGTTCGTATAGAGCGTTCTCGCCTTGATTGAAGGCGGCCCTGTCGATCACGACAGGCATAGGCTGAAGGACGGCGGGGAAGCGGTTCTTCTCTGGCATCGTCTGCCCCTTTGCGAGTACGGCGTCGAGCGTCTGGCTTACTTGTCCTCCATCCCACCAGCATCCTGCTCCGACTCCTCCGGCTCCGACAGGGCTACCCTCTCTAGAGCTTTCTGCAACATTGGCGGAAGGCTTTTTCCTCGTTTGCTTGCCCTGCGCAATATACCTCTGCAAGCCTTCGCCGATAGATAAAGCCTCTGCGGCAATTCTCCAGTCTCCAACACCTGTGACAGGGTCGCGGTGGGCCAAGACGAACACTCGCCGACGCCGCTGTGGCACTCCGAAGTGTTCAGCATTGAGAACCCGGTAGGACCACCCATAGCCGAGCTGCCCCAGCGCCCCAAGGAAGGCACCAAAGTCCCGTCCTCCTCCGCTTGAAAGCACTCCGACAACATTTTCCCACAGGATATATCGGGGACGTAGGTGGTCAGCCAATCCAAGAAAGGTGAGGCAGAGATTGCCGCGGGGATCTGCGAGTCCTTTCCGCAGGCCGGCAACGGAGAAGGACTGACAGGGTGTTCCTCCGACCAGAAGGTCGATTGAACCGGGTTCGATTGGCCAGGATTTGTATTGGGTGAGGTCGCCATGATTTGGTGTGTTGGGAAAGCGGTGCTTCAGTACAGCTGAAGGGAAAGGCTCAATCTCGCTGAACGCAACAGGCGTCCAGCCGAACTTGTGCCATGCGTTGGTAGCGGCTTCGATGCCAGAGCAGACGGATACATACTTCATAGGTTGGGATGGCTTTGATGGATTGATACAAAGTGTCGGTCAACGAAAATTTATGGTGAAGTGATGGTATGACCCTTGGTCTTCCCGACCCAGCAAAGACAACCTTCGGTGATAGAGTCTAGACTGGACATCTGCTCGGCTGGCACGATGTAGGACATCCGGCTAGATCCACGGAAGTAGCCGAGGTTTGCGTCGGTGATGACGTCCTTACGTTCAGCCCAGCCAACGAAGGTAACGGTCTGCTCGTCGTACCGTACGCGCATAAGGGCGTAGATATCGATGGCTTCCTTGGTCGTCCACTTGCCGTCTATCTGGTAGGCAGGGACGAGGAGGTGTGGGTTTTCGTGGTGACTAGACTTAACCTCAATCAACTGGCCGTTGGCGGCGACGAAGTCTGGCGTCCCGCTCCTGGCGTAGACGGTGTCGTCGCGTTCAAGGTCGAAGATGCGGGAGAAGCCAATCTCTCCGAGCAGCCCAACTAGGTCGGCGACAATACCGGACTGCTTGCCCGCCTTCTGGTCGGGTACGCCAGCTATGCGGTTCGATTCGCCCCTCGCCCTGGCTTCAGCCTCGGCGTTGCGCATCGTGATCTCGTCAAGCTTGATAGACAGGGTCATCTTACCAAGCCCAGGTCTTCGGAGGCTCGACCGGCGCGGCGACCTGTTCGGCTACGCCGTGGCAACGCTTCTTGTAGTCGCACCACTTGCACTTGAAGTCATCGACGCCTCGACCGATGCGGCCAAGTTGTTCGGGGTTGTCTGTCTTCACGATCCGCACGGCCCTGTCGATGTAGGTCTGGGCGTCTCTGGCATTGAATGGAACCATCTCGACATGGATTTCGCCGGTGTCTCGGTTGATGGCCGTGAACAGGCACGACAGCAGGTCTTTGTAGGCCATGTAGATCTGGACCTGGGCGTAGTACACAGGCTTGGAATCCTTCAGCCCCTTCTTCACCACGTCGCTCCAGCTCTTCTCGCCCAGGGCTTTGCTTTCCCACAGGCATGGGTAGAACACGCCGGCTAGGGCTGGACCGTCGTTGATGATGCCGTCTAGATGCCCCTTAAATTTGTCGTTGGCGTCGGAGATTCCGAACTGCTTGCCGTCAAGTTGGTGGGTCTGGAGGTTGAAGCCGGCCATAATGAGATACTCTGCGACGCGGCTTTCGCCGTCATGGCCCATGTCAAAAATGCGTAGGGTGTTGGCTTTGAATTCTGCGCCTTCGTCCTTTGGCGTCATGTGGAATTCGTACGCTAGTCGTCGCTCGCATTCGTCGCCGATGCGTGACGCTCCTAGGTACTGGCGTGGGGCTTGCTTTCCCCGGTGTGCCTTGGTTGCTGCGTCGATCAAGGCTTTGATGCCTTCGGCAATCTCGCAGGGTTGGGTTTCTGGTTTGAACATGTTAGATGGAAAGTATCTTGGCTTTGATGAAACGCTCGCGCCACTTCCAAGTTAATGAGCAGGTTGCTCTGTACTTGGTTAGGCCGACGGAAGAGAATGCATCTAGCCCCAACTGGGCAAGCTGCTTGTCGGAGGGCGGTTCAGTCAGCCAACGCTTGCTCTTCCTGGCGGCGTCCTTGTCGCCATGCTCCCGGAGGTAGTCGTCTGCCGACGCGACAGCCTGTAGCCGGTCGTCGGTTACGGAGATGAGGGTCGCACCAGTCGCACCATCCTTACCGCCGATGGCGTACTGCTTGCCGTCGTGCTGGACGACGCAGGCCCAGGCGGTCATAGCCGAGGCGATGGTAACGACGCCGTCCCAGAATGACTCCCACCGGAAGGGGGACATCTCCAGGATCTCAACCTCGGTGAGGGTAAAGTTGACTAGGTCGCCACGCTCATCGGCTTCCTTCTGGCGACGCTCTACGCCGTCGAAGATATGTTCACACGCAGGGCATACTGCCACCCCCAGGGGGACTTCCATCTTGCAGGATGGGCAGACCTTCGTCCTGGCTTCACCCTTGACCGGCTCCAGCACGACATCGGTATCCAGTCCGCCGTGGGTAAGAATGGAGTAGCCGAAGTCTAGTACGATGCAGTCGGACTTGATGACTCCAGGATGCTTCTCTGGGTCTACCTTGCGCAGGCCACGACCAATCATCTGGATCATCGTAGACTTGAATGAGCAGGGGCGGAGGAGCAGGACGCAGCTCACGGTCTGGCAGTCGTAACCCTCGGTAAGGACGGCGACATTGACCAGTACTTGGGTGCGATCCTTCTCAAAGTCGATTAGGGCGCGGCGTCGGTCGCCGTCAGACAGGTTGCCGTGGACGATGTCGGCCTTGATGCCGGCGTCGCAGAAGGCTTGGGTCACATGCTCCGCGTGTTCGACGGTGGAGCAGAAAGCTATGGTCTTCCGGCTTCCTGCCTTCTCACGCCACTCGGCGATGACACGCTCGGTGACGGCTGACTTGTCCATGATCGCTTCCACCTCGGCCATGTCAAAGTCGGCGACAGTACGCTTAACGCCTGCCAGTTCGGAGCGTAGCCCGCAGTCGATGACGAACACGCGTGGGCGGACCAGGTTGCCAGCCTCAATCAGCTCTTTTATGGAGATGACGTCGGCTACATTGGAGAAGACGGCGGCGAGGGCTTTCTTGTCGGCGCGTTGAGGGGTAGCCGTCACGCCCAGTATGCGGACGGAGGGATTCAGCTCCCTCGCCCTGGCGACGATGCGGATATATGATTCGGCTGCGACGTGGTGGGCTTCGTCGATGACGAGCAGATCCACAGGCGGCATAGTGGCGAGGTTGTCTTCCCTGGCTAGGGTCTGGACCATCGCAAAGGTGACGCCATCAGACCAGCGTTTGCGGTCGGCGGCGTAGATGTCGGTCGGTGTGTCGGCGTCGATACGCCGATAGGTGGCGCGGTTCTGGGCGACTAGTTCGTCGCGGTGCTGGAGGACAATGGTCTTGCCCTTGCCTGCCGCTTTGATGGCGGCTGACAGCATGACGGTCTTGCCAGCTCCGGTAGGCGCAACACCGAGGGTGTTGCCCTTCTGCGTGAGGGCGTAGTTGACCTTGTGAACGAAGTCCACCTGCCTAGGTCGGAGCTTCATGGTAGAAGAAAACCGTCCGAGAGAAACCATCGTTGAGAGGGCCGGACGGTCGAAAGGGAAGACTCCCTCGTACCTTTCGGCAGAGGAGGGAGCCGTTGTAGTTTCCCGCTAGAGCGGAAAGTGGGGGGTGGCGGGAGAGGCAAACCCAACATCTGCGTCACCGCTGCGAGCGTAGACGGAAGTTGCTGGACCGACGGCCAGGTTGTCGTCTCGCTCTCACCCTTGATGTTAAGGAGCAAAAGGACAAACGTCCCTTGATGAGATGCTGACATATTATTCTCGTTTGTCAGCATCTTAATCAAGGGACGCCTGGATGGTGTCCGATTAGAACGGATTGGAGGAAGACGGAGTCTTCACCCAACCCGGAGCAGCCGTCGGGGCAGGGGCAGAGAAGGCCGCAGAGCGAGCCTGTTCCACCACGCCAGACTGTCCGGCAATCAGCTTCTGGAAGTCACGGTAGCCACCGGAGGCGGCGTTAGGCGACAGCCATTCACCGACCTTGTTCTTGTCAGCGTACGCAGGGTCGGTGTTCTTCTCGACCTTGACCTTGATGGCGACGCGCTGGCCGTCCATGAAGTTCATGATTGCAAGAGTATCCTTGCCGGTGAACGCCTCGTAGGACTTCGGGTCAGCGACCTTGAAGTGACCGCTAGACTCGAAGATGCGGGTAATGGACGTGATGCCCATCTTGCGCCACTTCTCGCCGTTGCGGTCGTCCTGCACGTCGGGGATCATGTCGAAGACCTTGCGACCTTCGTGTTCACCGCCGATGACCGTGAGCGTCACCGGGTAGTAGGTGCCGCCGCTGGTCTTCGACTGCTTCGCGCCGGCGACGGTGATCAACGCCCACGCCAGGGTGCCGTTGGGGATGAGTTCCGGGGCCGAACCGGCGCCGGAGGTGGGGGAGAACATGCTCATATTATGTATTACTTGGTGTTGGTATTGGGGGTGATAGAAGCGGGGATGGTGCGGACGAGGTTGGTATCGACGCGCTTACCGGAGCGGATCTTCTTGATGAGCGCACCGAGGTCGGGGGCTTCAAGGATATCAAGGCGACCAGAGCGGTCCTTGGCGGGGTATCCCCACGGATTCTGCTGCTGGCAGCAGAAGGCGCGGTACATCGAGCCGTCCTCGTTCTTGAAGTTCTGGAGGGTGATTACCTGGTCAAAGATACCCGGAAGCTCGCGGCCAGTCTTGCTGCCCTCGATCTGCGGATTCCACGACACGCGCTTGAGGTCATCGACTTCCTGGTCGAGGATGCCCGACAGGATGATAGACTTGTTGGAGTGCTGGAGGTGGGTCAGCCAGCGGATCATCTCCTGGCCGAGCAGACCATAGGCGCCGCGGGTGTCGGGCTTGCCTTCACGATTGAACGTCTCCGGCTGAACCTTCGCCCACTTGAAGCACTCACGACCGGCGACCGTGATGGAGTCGATGAAGATCGTGTCGTACTTGGCGAGGTCGATATTGGAGAAGGCGGTCGAGACAGCCTCATGGACCGGCTTGGAGTACGGACCGGTGGCGTCGCTCGGATCGTGGCCGCCGACATACAGAGCCAGGGCGCGGGCGATTTCCCAAGGGTACTTGCCAAAGGACTGGGCGACATCGCGGACGTCGATGACGTCTGCCGGCCAGTCCTGGATGGCGAGGGTGCCGGCTTCCAGGTCCACGAAGAGGGTCGTCTTCGGGTCGAGGGTGCGAGCCTGGGTGGTCTTGCCCACGCCGGCGGGGCCGAACAGGGCGATGTTGATCTTTGGTACGGCCTTGAGGCGGTCGTCTGCCTTGATGATTTTGATCATGTGGTTGGGTTGGGAGATTAAGAAACGAAGGTGAACTTGGGGTCGCTGTACTTGACGGTGCGGGCGTCGAGCAGCTTGTCGCGTAGGGCGTTCTCGGTGACAGCCTGGAACGTCTTCTCTGGCACGGAGAATTCGATCTTGAACATACGCTGGACCTGGTCGTAAGGCAGGGACCGGGCGACCAGTTCCAACTTGGGGCTGTCCCACTTGACGGTGGCGCGAACCTCGGACGTGAGCTTGACGCCCTCGGACTCAAAGGTGTGCTGGCCGTGGGTCTTGCCGTCCTGTTCCAAGGCGAACTTGATCACGTCGGCGAACCGGGTGGTCAGTTCCGACTGGACGTCGGCAAGTCGAGCCTTGGCGGCTTCGACGATGTTGTTCTGAATGGAGGCGGCGTCTCGGAGTTCCGAGACATCCATCTCCGTGAGAGCCTTAACGGCTGCTGCGGACTTTTTGTTTTTCATGTCGGTTGGGGGAAAGCTTCGTCTCGGCGTTGGGGGCGGAGTTCAGCAGGAAAGAGTTGAGATCGATGACACGGCCATCGCGCTTGGCAAGGTCCATTAACTGGACGATGCGGTGAGCCGGAAGGCTGTCGCGTTCGGACCACTTCTCAATGGTCTTAACGGATAGCTTGTAGCCGGATGCGTTGAGTTTACGCCAGAGATTGATGCGACCGCCGAAGTAGGCGACCAGCTTTTGAATGTCGAGTTTGATGTCCACGGTGTTGGGTCCGATGGAAAGGGGTATGCCTACTGGGTGTAGGTGCGTCAATCACCACTTCAAATTTACTATGCTTTTTTTAAAAGCTACTATTACCCCTTTAATTTATCACCCTTGCCCTTCACCCACAGGATTGAGAAGTCAACGATCTGGGAAGCAGAGGCGCCGGCAATGCCGACGCATGCATCTCGTAGACCTTGCGTCATAGAGACATCCTTCAGCCCCTGGCCGACAAACCATGCGACAATGCCGGCGGCCAGTACATACCGAGCGGCCTTGCCCCACGTCATCCCAGGAGCGGTAGACAGCAGCAGCCTAGCGATCATGCCGGCCATACCGATAATGGCAGCCCACAAGCCTCCGTTCTGGAGCTGCTCTAAAAGGCCGTATTCTTCTGTTGGTTTCATCTTTTTACAGTCATCAGCAACATTATATTTGCGCATGAGTAGCATCCCCACATGACGGCTAGGGCAGGTCGTCCGGCGCAGAAGCAGGCGATACTGGCAGACAGGTACGCGGCTGATGCGATACCTGGGACGATGATCGTCGTAAAGAATTCTACATTCATCGGCGGTAACCCATCCTCCATAGGGCTTCTGCGATGATAGTAGCTGTGGCTGCTACGCTCTTCTCTCCTGCGTATGGATTCGCAACGTGCAGAAATTCGTGGACGGCAGAATCCAGCATTTCAAATGCAGGCTGACGAGGATCTAAAGTTACCTCTCCGGTAACCTTGTCGGCCTGGCCGAAGTCCGTGGAGTTAGCATTGGTGGGCGGATGTTCGCCCAGCTCCTTAAAATTAATTTTGATCTTTGGTCTTTTCATTGGCTTTGTCTCGGACGTAATCCCACAGCAAGTATAGACCTAGTAGGCATGCGACGCCGAGTGTACCTCCGGCGATATAGTTCCAGTATGGGCTGTCCACCACGAAGGGGAATGCCCCAATCGCGCCGCCACACAGAAGCAATGGGACGCCGGTACGCGGACCGACCAAGGCAGTCACCACTCCGCCGATAACCGCCAACGCTACTCCGGCCATACTCCATATGTCCTTCTCCCCTTGCTTGATTTTCTCGGTCAGTTCTTCAATCCGCTTGTCCTTTAGGTCTGAAATTCTCTTCGCTTCAGCCTGGTCCGCTTCCAATTTTTCCCATGCCTTGTTGACCGCCGTTGCCAAAGTACGCCCAAAGGCCATTTGCTTGGCGTAGTCAATGTCGCTACCCTTGGCCGCGCGCGCCATACTGAATGCTACGTCGTTTTCTGGGACAGGTGGGAGGTATGACTGGGCTAGTCGAGATTCAGCTACCACTACCTTTGGCTTGTCCGCGTTCCGTTCAATGGCGACCAGGGCAGCGCCTACCCTATGATCGGTCTTATCCAAGTCTTTGCCCAGGGTGGTGACTGCGTCGGCCTTGGTCGGCGCCGGCGGCTGGACAGGCAGTTCTGGCGTGGACGAGCATCCTGCCAGCGTAAGCAATACGACTGACAGGGCGTACCGCACTTACTTCTTTTTGGATTTGCCCTTGAGAGCGTCGAGGATATCCACGGCCTTATCGACCTTGGATGAGTTGGCATTCTTTACGCCGGCGGCAAAGCCACAGGCAAATCCGATGACCAACGTGATGAAGGCGAATAGCATAGTCCAACCATTGTCCTCAAGACTAGGGTTTGGTCAACCGTTTCAGCCACCTATAGACTTTGCCCAGTTGCTGGGCATTGGCCGAAGACTTGATTCGGTTAGCCAGGTAACAAACCACCACCACATTGCCCCTTATGTAACCTTTGGAATTATCGACCCGGTCAATGGTAGGGGAGCTGTCGATTGGAGTGCCGTCTACACCCCTCTTAAAGGTTATGCCCAGTACTGGGCATACTTTGCCAATCGGTATGTCGGAGGGCTTTAGATCGAATTCTAGGCCAGACCGGGACGCCCTCTGTTTGGCTAGGCCGAGAAGGTATCTCGCCGGATTTGCGGTCCGGT